AGTCGCCATGACAACGCCCTCTGGTTGATGAATTTAACTATCACCACCGTCAGGTGCAAATCTTTGGGTGGTGAGACGTACAGGGTTTGCACTACCGGATCAACCAACCGGCGAGCCTTTCGGCTCCCCCATACGCCCCACCATAATTCAGATGTGCGTGTGCTTACGACAACAAAAAACACGCTCGCGGCGTGTGTCTGTCGCGGTTGAATATCCGGGGTGCAAATCCCGACGCCAGATTTTGCTGGCGTGCGAAGAATATAATCCCGGATATGTGTTGTCGTCAACATACCTTGAATGTATATAACAAATTTGTTATGTTTACTCTCATGAACTACATTATCGAATACTACAGTGACGAGGTTGAAGCTGAGATCCTTTCTCTTCCTGAGACCTTACAAGCCCGGTACATTCGGTACACGGAGAAAATGCGTATTTACGGAGCTAATCTTGGTTCCCCGCATACAGAGGCATTTGGCGACGGTTTGTTTGAAATCCGCCTTAAGGGCTCGGAAGGCATAGGGCGTGTTTTTTACTGCACGCTAAAAGGAAAGCGAATCATTATGTTGCATAGCTTTGTAAAGAAAACGCAAAAAACTCCACCTGCCGAGCTTAGAAAAGCTGAAACCAGAATGAAGGAGGTTAAGCATGACTGGTAAACGTACCCCACCTACCATGACACACGATGAAATGGTAGAAAAAATGTTGTCTAACCCCGCAGTAAAAGCAGAATACGACGCCATCGCCGATGAATTCGCACTACTTGATGAAATGCTGGCAGCACGAAAAGAAGCTGGCTTAACCCAGGCTGAAGTTGCTGAACGTATGGGAACAAAAGCGACTGCGATAACCAGAATGGAAAGCAATCTTGCATCAGGTACAAGCGGCCCATCATTTGCCACACTGAAAAAATTCGCCCGTGCTACAGGGAAAAAACTCCAGATCCGCTTCGTTTAACTCTCCACTACCGCGCCGTCATTCTGGCGGCGCTTTACCCCAGAGAAATATCAATCACCGGATTACCACATCCCACTCCGGCTCCTGCCATCTCAAATCCGGTGAATCATTTCTCTCAGGAATAACCATTACGTCCTTTTCCCTTCGCTCCCTTTCTATCGCCATCACAGCCAATGCTGCAACCATGATGTATTTTTGTTCGTCGGTTCCTGTTTCATAACGACGCATGAGGGTAAACTCGGGGCGATCAGTAACCTCAATGATTTCGTTAATTTCTTTAATTTCGCGAGGAATATCCATGGGTTTAGTCTCCTTTGATATCACATGCCCGCACTGTTTAAAAGAGCGAGCTGTTATTGAGGCATTTGCCGAAAAACAAATTGAAAAAACACCTTTTTTTAACGTCGCTTTTGTATGCAGAAGTTGTCATCGAGGAGGTGTTGCTATTGTTGAAATCCCATCAGACCACTATCACGGTCCCATGGCGGAAAGCCAGAAAAAAGACCTCGATATTCTGATTTCAGGAAATAGCCAGTACCGTTTCCGCAAGATCTATCCTGTGGTCAAAAAAATTACCGCACCAGAATATACGCCCCCGGTTGCAGACCGTACTTTTGTTGAGGCAAAAGAGGATTTACAGAGGAGGCGGTACGACACAGTGGTTATTCTTTGTCGCAGAGTCCTCGATATCTCCACGAAAAAACTGCTCGGCGATGAAGCAGGAAAAGAATCGCTGTCGCAACGTATTCAGATGATTTACAAAAAAGGCCTGATCACTGAACAGATGAAGGAATGGGCTCATATTGTACGAATTGATGCCAATAAAGCAGTTCATACAGATGAAGTTTTCACACCAATTGAGGCAAGCCAGATCCTGAGTTTTACCGAAATGTTTTTAGTCTACGCCTTCACTCTGCCTGCAATGGTGGAAGCCAGACGTGAACAAAAAAGATCAGATTCAGCCTCTATATGAATCACTTTTCTGAACACGTAAGCCCCCGTCATTCACGACGGGGAGAACATCAATCCCTCTGCACTCCCTCGCCAGAATGCCAGCACACGCTGCATCGTTTCGCTGTTACGGCACTCGCGACAAATTGTGTTGTAGCGTCTGTCGTAGCGCCGTATTTCCCCATCTGGTAATGCCCGGATAAGGTCTGGATCAACGACAACCGGTTTCTTCAGCTTTGCCCTTGAGAGTTTTTTGCGGGCGTTTTGCCAGTCCTTGCGCGCCTGCTCAGACGGGAATACTCCGTAACCGGAATTGTAAACATCACCACTGGCGGCCAGCTCCATGCATAAACGACCGACAGACGCATGACTGACACCAATTTCATCCGATAACTGCCGAATCGTGCCTCGTCCGTTAAGGCGTACGAATTCCACGATCAGCCCCTTAATTTTTTCCCGCTCTTCTGGTGTAAATGCTCTTGTCATAAGCACCTCCGGAGATCACTTTGTTGTCGGTGAATGAACCGGAATATCAGCAATCGAACTGAAAATATCCCGGTGTTTATTCAGCTCCCGCAGCGCGGCGCAGACTCGCTCCCACTTCTGAACATCACTTTTCGCCCTGCGCAGCGCCAGGTTTGCCCTGCGAAGGGACGGAAAAATCAGCTCATCTGCTTGCGTTTCGGTAAACGATGGCAACGGCTGCACAATGTCCGCCACAGTTTCTGTTTTAATTTCTTCCTGTGTTGCGGCTTCCCGGACTGGTAACGCAGCACCTGCTGGCTGAGGAAAGGCCTTACCATCACTTTCCGTTACCAGCGCGGCTTTCGGCTCTGCTGGTAAATTATCGCCCGGCATGCAGTAACGAAATTTACCGTTCTGATTAACGCGTGCCAGCCGCCCCGTTGCGGTTACCACCGCCAGCTTGGAAGCAACCTTGCGAGTACTGACACCGAACTTACCCGCCAGTTCCTCACACGTTTTAGCCCCATCCTGACCGATAAACTCAATCA